TCGATGGCTAAAAAGCAAGAAGTTAGATTTTATCCTGCACATCAAGAATTAAATGATATGCGCATTTGCCACCAAAATAGTTTAGCTTATGTAATAGTTCCTGCAGGTGGTAATAAGTATTGGATTAGTAAGTACAGTTTAAACGATTTACACAATCAGATATATTTAACAGAAAACAATGTTAGAACTGAATTTAGTCAATACGAAGCAGATAAAAAAATAATGGAATTATATTCCTTTCACTCTAAAAGATTTAAGAAATGATACCAAACCACTACGACAATAATAAAAGCTACGATGTAATAGATTTTATTAAAGATTACGATTTGAATTTTAACGAAGGTAACGTGATTAAATATGTAGCACGTGCAAGAAAAAAAGAAAATCAAATTAAAGATTTAGAAAAGGCAATAGATTATTTAGAACGAGAATTAACACACGTAAGAAAAGAACAAGCAAAATGGATAGAACTGAACAAATAGTATTTGAAACATTAGAATTAGAATTTAGATTAACGCAGCTACTTAAGAAACGTGAACAATTATATTTAAAAGGTGGCAATGATGAAAAGTTAAACGATAAAATAAGGTATGTACAACACAGATTAAGAAGTAAGGGTAGCAATTAGCTACCTTTTTTCATTATGTTTGTTATTTAAAACATAAATAGTTATATTGTACATAATAACGTACAACATTTAAAATGTTAAAGTTTTACTAAAATGTATTTTGTATTAATAACTTGTTTATATTTGCTTATAATTTAAAAACAAAGAACAAATGAACTACTACAAATTTGCAAGAAGAACAAATGGTACATTACAATTTTTATTTAAGGTATCTGAAAAATTAGTTACAATTCCTTCAACTGATGGATGTGTTTATTATCACGAAAATGATATTGAAAACGTAAAAGATAATTTTACAGTAGCAAAAATGAGAATAGTAAAAAGTGGTAAAACTTGGTTAAACTTTATAAATAACAAATAAATATGAAAACGGCAATGCAAGAATTATTTAGCCAATTAGAAAAAGAACACCCAAATTTATTTAATACAAATACTTTGGAGGGTAGAAAATTTATAAATGATTATTATAAGTTTTTTGAACTTGAAAAAATACAAATTATTTCAGCTCACGGAAATCAAACAAGAAAATCAGGTGGAATTTCAAATTACACATATATTTTAACAGGAGAAGAATATTACAATGAAATTTATAAAACTGAATAATAATGGCATACTCAAAAAACCCTTTATCAAAACGAGAAACTATATTTGAAATACAATATAGGTTAAAACAAGAAGCAAAACAATTACTAAACAAACTAAAAGAACAAAAAAATGACAAAGACAGAAATTTTACAAGAACTACAATTACTAACTGATTTAGCAAGTACAATGAGTGATTCATTTACTTACAACAAACTAACCAAAGTAAAGGATTCTTTAATATCTTTATGGAATACTGAAGATATGTACTATGAAGAAATTAGAAACGCTTTGCAAATGGATGAAACATTTGATAACTTAAACCAATTAAAAATAAGATAATATGATTACAACTTTAGACAACAAAATTTGGGACAAACAAGAAATCTTGGACAATATGTACAACGATGATTTCTACTACGGTTATTTAGGAAAACAAGCATTATCATCATCTTCTTTAAAAATGGTTCTTAAATCGCCTAAAACGTATAAATACGTTACAAAGTATGGCCAAGCAGAAACGCAGCCACTACGTGATGGTAAATTATTTCACACAATGATTTTAGAACCACACAAGATAGATGAACTTGTAATAGTTGATGTAGCTACAAAAGCAGCAAAGGCATATAAAGAAGCAAAGGCAGAAGGTAAAGAAGTATACACATCTTCTGAAATAAAAGATGCTGAACGTTTAGCTGATGCAATTCTAAAGAATGATGAAGCAGTACATTATATGTCAAAAGCACAGTTTGAAATACCTGAAATAGCAATGATAGATGGAATACCATTTAGAGCAAAAGCAGATATCTTGCGTGAAAATATGATTGTAGATTTAAAAACTACTACCGGTTTAAATGAATTTAGATACTCGGCCGATAAATACAGTTACGATTTACAGGCTTACTTATATCGTGAAATGTTTGGTGTAGATGAATTTGTTTTTGTGTGTATTGATAAAGGTAGTTTAGATATTGGTATCTTTGAATGCTCAGATGAATTTTACCAAAGAGGAAAAGAAAAGTTAGAGCAGGGAATTAGTAACTATAAATACTTCTTTGGTCAAGATAGCGATGTAGATTTGAATCAGTATGTATTACGTGGAATTTTATAAGATATGGAAATATTAAATTTATATGCCTGTTTAGGAGGCAATCGTTACAAATGGGATGAAGTAGCAAAAGAAGCAGGTATTGAAATAAAAGTAACTGCAGTTGAATTAGATTCAGAAGCTGCAAGATTATACCAAGAACGCTTCCCAAATGATAAAGTGATAGTTGCTGATGCACATCAATACTTATTAGAGAACTTTAAAGAGTTTGATTTTATTTGGAGTAGTCCACCTTGTCCTTCACATAGTAGAGCAAGATTTGCAAGAAAAAATACAACTTCAGCGATATACCCTGATTTAAAACTATATGAAGAAGTTTTGTTTTTAGAAAATTACTTTGATGGTAAATACGTTGTTGAAAATGTAATACCATATTACGAACCATTAATATTAGCTCAAAAAAGAGGTAGGCATTTATATTGGACTAACTTTACGTTACCTAATGATTTAAAAGAAAGAAAATCATCTATAATGGAAAGTAAAGACGAAGTAAGTAAATGGTGTGAGTTTCACGATTACGATTTTAGAAAATATAAAGGCAAACAACCGGTTCAAAAAATGGCAAGGAATTTAGTAGATTATGAAGCAGGTAGAACTATTTTTGAAATAGCTTTAGGAATTGTAAGTAAGAAACAAACCAACCAAATAGAATTATTTTAAATTAAAACAATTATGACATTAGAAATTTTTAATCAGATTAGAGTTTGGGCATTTAATAAAGGAATCTATAACAATTCAGATTCAAGAACACAATACCTAAAGCTACAAGAAGAAGCAGGTGAATTAGCAAAGGCATTACTGCACAACGACCAAGAAGAAATAATAGATGCCATAGGTGATTGCATTGTAGTATTAACTAACATTGCACATTTAGAAGGTTTAATTGTAGAAGATTGTATTGCTGCTGCATACGATGTTATTTCTAAACGTACCGGTAAGATGGAAAACGGAACATTTAAAAAAGATTAATGAAACAAATAACTGCTGAACATTATCACCTTGCTTTGTACGAATACGAACAAGGAATGAGTTTAGAAGAACTACGTGAAGTTATAAAGCATTACGAAGATTTAGAACTATTTGAAGTGTGTCAAGGTGTGCATTTAGCAGTAGAAGTAATTAGATTTCATATATTATTTGATTTAGCAAGAAAAGAACCAATAAAAACAAAAAAATTAAAATGGAAATTAACGAAAAAATAAAAGAATTAGTATTACAACAAACAAACATAAACGTAGATGATACTACACGTACACGTGAGCAAGTAGAAGCACGTAGTTTATACTATACACTAATAAAAGAAATAGCACCTAAAACAACTTTAAAGCAAATAGGTAATTCAGTAAAAAAGAATCACGCTACAGTTATACACGGATTGAATCAATGGGATATGCTTGTAAGATACAACCCAACACTAAACAAGTACAAGGAACGCATTTTAAAGATGTTTGACAAAGAAATAGATTCAACTGATATAGATTTACTACGCAAACAAATTAACCGCTTACAAGGCGAATTAATAGATTTACAAATAGAGAATGAAAAACTAAAGAAACAATTACTACGAGATGAACACGAAACAATACAAAATATTAAATTACTTTTTCATAGATTTGAAGGAACTGAACACCACGAATTATTTTTGTTTAGATTAAATCAATTAGTAGATATAAATAGCAAAAGAAAGATATGAGTACACCAAAAGAAAGAGCGCAAATATTAATGCGATTAAAAGCAGGATACAAACCAATACATAAATACAATAATGGTTTAGGTGCTACACTATGTAATAAATGCAGCATAATAATAACAACAGGATTACAAGATGAAATAATGTGTGAAAGTTGTATAAAAGAAATAGAAGTTAAACTAATAGATGAAGATAAAGAATGACACCACAAGAAAAAGCAGAAGAATTGGTACACAAATTTTTAAATTGCAAAGATGTTTCAGGTACATATTACGTTGTTCCTATTTATGAAGATGCTTCACAATGTGCTTTAATAGTAGCAGAAGAACTATTAAAAGAAACAGAAGAAATAGATGGTATGCGAGTTATAAATAATCCGTATTGGTTAGAAGTAAGAAACGAAATAGAAAAGCTATGACAAATAAAGAAAGAGCAGAACTACTACATAAGAAATACACTAAAGACTATTTAAGATTTGTAGTAAGTGGATATATTAAACAAGGTTATCCTGAA